GGCTTATATCTGCACCGATCCGTCGAAGTACGCAGACGATACGTCCACCAACTACACGGCGGCTGGGCTCAGCCTGCCGAGCGGCGGCAATATCAAAACGCTCGGAAACTGCACGGCCCTCCCATGGGCATTTATTCCGACGGGAACCGGTGGCAGCGGCACGACCTACGTGCCAGACTACGTGTACTCGGATTCTGGCTGGTGTGTTCTCTGCGTCGGCGGCTACTACGGGAATGTTGCTGCGTTCTGCGGCCTGTTCTTTTTCTTTGGCAACTACTCTTCGTCCGTCGCGAACTCGTTCATCGGCGCGCGCCTCCTTTACGTCCCCTAATGGGGGACCGGGGGCCGCAGCCCCCGTGGGCTTCCGTTTTCAGAGCGGCACGTTTTACGCTCTGGCGCGGCAGCGCCATTCCCTATATATCCGCGCGAAGCGCGGCGCGTATATTTTTTCAAAATAACGCATTTCGTTATTTTCTCCCGTTTTCAGACCTTCCCAGCGCATAGACAGTATAATTCTCGACGGGATTGTCTGCGCAGCTTGTGCGGTGCTTTGGGCTTCACGTGAACTCGAATTCTGGCTGGTGTGTTCTCTGCGTCGGCGGCTACTACAGGAATGATGCTGCGAACTGCGGCCTGTTCTTTTTCAATGGCAACTACAATTCGTCCAACGCGAACTCGAACATCGGCGCCCGCCTACTTGTTTGTATGCTCCATTTCTTTGCGCAGATTCTCCCTCACCGCTTGGTGGAAATATTGCCGCTACAGGACGGGCTCTAGTACGGCCGAAAGGTATCTGGAAAAACCCCGATGGCAAACAAGGAGCGAGGCATATGCCAAAAAGAAAAGGATTCCTGTATGAATGGATGTGTGACAAAGAACACATCCGCGAAGCCATTGTGTTTGGCGCGAAAGACAAACACGATCGGCGTGACGTAAGACGGGTGCTGGCCGACGTGGACGGCTTCACGGACCGCGTCTATGATCTTCTGCAGACGCAGACTTTCACCCCGGTCCAGCCGAAGAAGCGCAAGATCTTCGACAACAGCAGCCGAAAGTGGAGAGAGATCGAATACGTTCCGTTCTTCCCCGACGGCATTGTCCACACGTTGATGGTCTTGGCGGCGGCGCCGGTCTTCCTGCGCGGGATGAATTACTGGTGCTGCGCATCAGTACCGGGACGCGGCGGAAAGCACGCGCTTCGGCGCTGCAAGCGTGTCATTCACCACGACAAAAAAGGAAGCCGGTACGTCTGCAAAATGGACGTTCACCACTTCTACCATTCTGTCGACCGCCGCAAGCTGATCTGGATGCTGGCGCACAAGATCAAGGACAAGAAGTATCTAAAGCTGACGTGGGAGATCCTGCAAACCTGCGAACAGGGGCTGGCCATTGGCTTTTTCATCTGCCAGTGGCTCGCAAATTTCTATCTTGAGCCGCTCGACCGTTACATTACGACGCTCGACGGTGTGAAGTACAGCGTGCGATACATGGATGATATTGTCCTCTTTGGCCCGAACAAAAAGAAGCTGCACCGTGCGCGGAAAGCGATTGCCGAGTATCTGCAAAAGCGGCTGCGGCTGCAGATGAAGGGCAACTGGCAGGTGTTCCCGTTGAAAGTGCGGCCGCTGGATTACGTCGGGTATCGCTTTTACCGCGATTATACTACCATGCGCCGAAAAAACTTCCTGCGCTTTACGCGCCAATGCCGCAAGGTGCGCAAGAAGATCGAGCGTCACCAGCGGATCGCGTATCGGACGGCATCGGGGCTTTTGAGCCGGATCGGCCAGCTCAAGCACTGTGATTCTGTTATGGCGCGGAAAAAGTATGTTGACCCTATCGGGGTACGAATCTTGAAGGAGGTTGTGCGAAATGAAAGTAAGAGGCGACAATGCGCCGGCAAATGCGTTCTCGCTGGAGGAGCAGCCTGACAAGCCCGGCTACTGCCTTGTGCGGTTCTATGAGAACGTAGCTCCGTTCTCGGAAACGCAGGGCGAGCTGACGATCTCCGGCTTCGAGTACGATGAGTATTATCTGGAACTGCCATTCTATGACGGGATCTATGATGATATTCTCGGCAGCTTCGACGGCTATTTCGCGCAGGCGAAGCTGGCCGAAGCCGAAAAGGAGACCATTCCGAAGCTGAAACAGCAGGTAAGCGACCTGCAAAGCAACAATGAAGGACTGTCCGCACAGATCACGCAGGCGCAGCTTGCGCTCTGTGACGTCTATGAGCTTGTGATCGGAGGTTGATGGATATGGCGAAAGTGTATGCCGAGCTGATCCGAAAGGGGCTGAAAACACTTGATGATGTGCCGGAACGACTGCGCGAGGAAGTCCGGCGTATCCTTGAAGAAGATGAGGTCGAGGGCGTATGAAGCGCCTTCGACTTTTTCTTTTGACCATTTTGCTTGGGAAGGAGGTGCAGACCATGGCAGTCGTTTACGCTACATTGATTATCAAGGGCAAGAAGACGCTCGATCAGGTGCCGGCTCTTATCAAGCCGCAGGTCGAGGAAATCCTGAAGGATCTCGAAGTAGAGATCTGACACGCAGCAGGAGGGGCGGCACGGTCTGCCTCTCCTGCATTTTGCAAGTAGAGGTGAGAGTGATTATGACAATCAACGCTGGTGAGTTTCTGATCGCGTTTGTCGCGGCTATGGGGATTCCGTCCGCCATCATGGGCTTTATCGTCTGGAAACTGGAACGGAAAATTGCGGCGCGTGATAAGCGCGCCGAAGAGCAGGAGGAAGCGCAGAAAGACTTCTTTCTGCTCATGGTGCAGAGTACAGGCGCAGCAATCGCGCTCGGCGAAGCAACCGCCAAGGCGGTACAGCGCATTCCAGACGCGAACTGCAACGGCGATATGCACGATGCTCTGAACTACGCAGCCAACATCAAGCATAAGCAGAAGGTTTTTTTGACAAAGCAGGGCATTCACGCCCTGTATGACTAAGGAGGAACACGATTCATGGAATACAACATTACCACCATCATTCAGGCGGTATTTGCGCTGATCGCAGCAGTCATTACCGTCATTGTCATTCCGTACATCAAGAGCAAGACCACAGCCCAGCAGCAGGCAGAAATCAACGCATGGGTGAAGATTGCCGTATCTGCCGCAGAGCAGATTTACAACGGCTCCGGTCGCGGTCCTGAGAAGAAAGCGTATGTCTTGGAATGGCTCAAGCAGCGCGGCATTACGGTTGACGAAGCCAAACTGGACGCTATGATCGAGTCCGCCGTTTATGAATTGAAAAGCGGCGTTTTGGCTGTCGGTGAGCTTTCGACCTCCGGGGGCGACGAAACATGAGCGTACGCATCGGGCAGGCGTCGCTCGGCGAAACCGGCGCGCATGGGCAGAAACCCGGCAATCAGACCGGTCGCGAATTAAACTTCGCGTATTGGTACTCTGGAAGCTGGCTCGGCGTTCTCCGGTTCAAGGACCGCAGGAAAGCCGAGCTAGCCGCGCGGGCGTGCGAAGCTGGTGTCGGCAACAAGAACATCGGGTACGATCAGGACGGTCGCAACACAGCCTACGTCTCTGCGGAAGCGGTAGACTTCATTCTGAGCAAGATCGCAAAGCCCGTAGAAACGGACTGCAGCGCGTTTATGATGCTCTGCGCAATTTCCGCTGGCGTCGACGCCCTGAAAGAAACCTACCGCAAGCAGGGCAATTCCTGCACGACCTACTGCATGATGCGCTGCTTCCCTGCTACGGGAGAATTTGAATTGCTGACTGACCGGAAGTACCTGACATCTGACGCCTACCTGCGCCGGGGCGATATTCTGGTATCGTCCGGGCATACGGTCATGGTGTTGGAAAACGGAGAAAAGGAGGACGACGATATGGACAAAGCAACCTTCACAGAGCTTTTCCGCGAAATGCGGAAAGATCTTCAGGACAATGACTGCAGCGATTGGAGCGAAGCTGCTCGCCAGTGGGCAGTCAACAACGGCATCGTGCAGGGCGGCGCACCGCTGCCCGACGGCTCCGCGAACTTCATGTGGCAGGACATGATGACGCGCGAGCAGCTCGTCACGGTTCTTTACCGCTTCGCGCAGAAGCTCGGCATGATCTGATGGCTCAGAAAAAGCGCAGGAGAAAGAAGCTGGACACGAGCAAACTCGTCTGCTTCCTGCTGGTCGGGTCTGGCTTGCTTATCACGCAGGAATGTATTTACCTGATGCGCCTGTGCATCAAGTCCAACTATATGGCTTCTGCCGCTTGGTTGACAGCCGCGCTCAGTCTGGCGCAGGTTATCATCATCACGGGTGGCAAGTGCTATTTTGAGCTGGTCAAGTCCGACCACAAGCGTGGCGGCATCACGTTTGAAGCCGCCAAGGCAAACGGCTTTCAGGAGCAGGACGCATCGGACAACGTGGACAGCGCCTTTATCTGAACACATGAACAAACCCCTCGCATGGCAGAAGTGTCATGTGAGGGGGTTTTCTTTTTTGCGCGGCTCTGGCGGCTCGCTACGCCGTTTTTATATCTGCCCATTGATTCTCTCGTCGCTTTGCGCTGCCTAAACTTGCAAGTCCAGCAGCGACGCGACAGAGGCGCTT